CCTGTGCCCAGTGCTCCATTCGCAGCCAGCGCGTATCCTGCTCGGTCCACTGGTTCAGGTGCAGCCGCCGAAATGTGTTCTCTTCGCTCGGCATGTCCTGGGCACGCTTGCACCGCACCCGCAGGTCATCGAGCTTCACGCTCACGCCGAGGTTCGGGTTCGCCTTGCGCCAGGTCGCCTCCTTCGTCCAATCGTCCTCGGGATCGGCGGCGTAGATCGCAGGCAGGAAGGTCGCGTCTTTAATCGCACCGTCACGCACGGCCAGGGCGTAACGCCAGATTTCCCAGCAGATGCTCTTCCTGTCGAAGCCAGCCGTGGTGATCGCCACGCACAAGGGCTGACGCCTGGCACCTGTCGATGTGGTCATCACGTCCCACAGTTCCCGGTCGGGCTGGGCGTGTAGCTCGTCGAAGATAATCCCGTGAGCGTTTAGTCCGTGCTTCGTGAACGCCTCGGCCGACAGGGCCTTGTATGTCGAGTGCGTGTCCTCTCGCACGATCGAGTTACGAAAGACCCGCAGGCGGCTCCGCAGTTTCGGCGAGTTCTCAACGCAGACCTTCGCCATCTCAAAGACGAGCCGGGCCTGGTCGCGGTCGGCGGCGCACGAATAGATCTCGGCACCAGGCTCGCCATCGAACATGAGCTTCAAGGCGATGCCAGCACAGAGCGTGCTCTTGCCGTTCTTTCGCGGGATGGCCAGCAGGCTTGTGCGGTACTGCCGCACGTCGCTTTTCATCGTGCCGAACAACCGGCCGACGTATTCCTTCTGCCACGGCTCGAGCAGGAACGCCTTGCCGCCGAGCTCGCCTTTCGCGTGCGTCAGGTTCTCCTCAAAGAACCGCACCGCGATGTCCGCAGCCTTCGCATCAAGCGAACATGCGGGCGTCGTCTTCGTTTTCTTGCTTCGGCTCTTCGACATGCAGGCCGGTTCTAGCACTCGGGTTCAGCCCAAAATCCTGCTCGAGCTGTCGCAGCTGCACGGCGAGCTTGTGGGCGATGCTCACCTCTGGGCGTTGGGCGATGTATTTCACGTCGCCTTTGTCGTTGAGGATGGGGTATGTGTCGCCTTCCTTTTTGAGTCTTGCACGAGTGGCAAGCCACCATTCGTAGGTGTCACAATAACGAGCCAACGCCTCGATGTCGGCCCGCGTCATCACCTTGACCGATTGAAGCAGCGGCAGCACCTCGCCCCATTTGGCTGCGGCCACCTCGCCCAAATGCGGCGGCATTACAACGCCATCTGTTGCCGGCTGCGGCTCGCTTTTGTTGGTTGGCCGGCGGCCTGGGTTGCCACGCAGGATCTTGAGTTTTGTTGGCGTCGGCTTCGGCCCCCGTTTTCCCATCGTTTCACCGACCCTTCTAGGTCAAGTCGCAGCTGCCCAATGCTTCGAGCACGCTTCTTATTGTTGCATTTACGGCATAGACACTGCGAGTTAGGGAAGACATTGCCTGGGCTGCCACCTGCCGTAAGTGGCACGATATGGTCGTGTTCTGCGTTTCGCGGGTCCGGCCTTCGCGTCTTTGGGTCAATGACGTATTCCCTATTGCACTTAATGTCGCATAGCTGGCATACCCAGCCGTCACGATCAAGCACAGCGAGGCGGGTGCATTGCTCGTCAAACGGCACTTCAAGGATTTTGCATTTTTTTCGCAGAGACGTTTGACGAGCTCCAGCAGAGGCTGACGCCAGGTGTTGCTTGCTCCAGTTCTTTCGCGGCCTGTCCGAGCCCCATCGGTGGTCCCATGCGCATTCACGGCAACAGTATTTTCGGCCGTCTTGCCCTAGTGCTGTTTTGCGTGGCCCTTGTGCTGGTCGTTCAATCTTTTTGCCGCATGCTGGGTTTTGGCAGAAGCGATTAGGCAGTCGCATGTGCTCTGCCCTGCACTTCCACGAACAGCACCGAGCGCCCTTGGCGTAACGGTTGGGCGTTACATAAAAGGGCTTGCGGCAAGCAGCGTTTGCGCAGGTGATAATGAAACCGTTGCGTTTGGCCATGACCGCAGCATGCGGCTTGTGTCAAACGCTAAGGCCTACCCCCTGACAGTTACCTGCGACCGTGCACCCATCAGACACATCCGGGGTTTAATGTGGCTGGCCTCCCTATGATCCGACCTACCCTCCCCCTGCCTGCTCCTGCCGTGTCTTCCTGCCGTGGCACCTGATGCACAGCGTCCTGAGGTTCTCCATCACATCCTGCCCGCCCTGTGCCTTAGGCGTGATGTGGTCAACGTGGGCTTCCCTCTTGTCTGCACACACACGCCCACAGTCCTGACATGCCCATGCGTCTCGGATCAGCACGGCCTGGCGGATCTTGAACCAGGCGGTTGAGCAATACCCACGGGCTGCCGCGTTAGGCCTGGCTGTATCGTCTCGCTTGGGGCGTGACGAACGCAGACGCAGCGGCCTATGGGCTGGGATTCGCTGGGGCATGCCCTAGCTCTTGAACATGACCACGCCAACCGTGCCCGTGCTGTTGGTGGTAACGCCGACGATCTTCAGGAACTCGGCAGCGAACACCTCATCGGGCAGGCTGTAGGAGCGGCCTTCCGTGCTCGAGGGGGCCAGGGTTAGCGTGGCGATGCTGCCATCCGCCTTGTACAGGCGAGAGAACGACCCGGCACGGGTGGGGCTCACGAACATCTGCAGCGTGCTGGCATTGGTGCTCATGGTGCCGAACGACACGATTGCGCCTGCAACGTCTCGCACGTCGAGCGTGGTGGCCAGGGAGGTGGTCGTGTGCAGGGTGATGTCGAAGTCTCTGAAGCGGCGGCTGATTGTGGCGTCGGCCATGCGTGGTCTCCTGTGCCGTCTAGGTTAGGGGCTAGGCGTGGAACCCTTGCAGGGGCGCGTGGCGGTAGGTCGCCGCTGTTGTGTCACGCGGCTGGCGGCTCGGGAAGGGGCATCCAATGGCTGACCATCGACGGGTGCATGACGGATACGCACGGGATGGAAAAGCACTTCCAGCGGTTGCCGTGCCACTCGCCAAACTCAATCTCATGCCCGTCTTTAGGCTCGCCGTCGATAACGTGACGGCCCGGAATCCTTGTCGCAATGATGCACCGGATGCCTTCCTGCGGCATCTGGTCGCTCACTGAAATCCATTTGCTTTCCATGTCTGCACTTTCGCTCAGTAAGGTCACCCGCTGCACGCCTTATCGACGGCCTTGAACTGCTGCTTGGTGATTGGCATGGCGAAAAACAGGGTGTCTTCGATGTGCTTCGCCATGTAGTCGGCTGGGTGATGGGCAATGGCGAACGTGTAATATCCAGAGCAGTGTTCCTGCTGGATGGTGATGAGCCAGTATTGGGTCTTTCCTGCCATGCCTGCACCTGATTTCAGTAGCGCAATACGTTCAAAAAGTTTTGAACATTATGAACAACGCTCGCCGTAACTACCTTTCTTTCAGCGGTTTTCGGCATGCGCAATTCTTTCGGCGTTATGTGCGGCGTGTTGTGTCGTCTCGCGTAACACATCAAATCCGATATGTTTCACAAACGAGATTCCGTAAGCATTAATGCCACGTTTTTCTTACGAACTGCGCATCTATTGGCGATTACTGCCATCTGATGCGCGGCCCAGCAGCCCGAACACGGTGTCGTGATGCTGGCGGTAGTCGGCACTGTCAATGAACGCCCCACCGTCTGCGGCGACCGCCGCGTGCCTGAGCATGAACGCAATCGCCTCGCGCTCCTCTGCCGTGAGCGTGTTGTCCCGAGCGGGAACGTCATCGCCCAAATCGCGTGTTTTCGCCTCGGACTGTCCCGAGCGGGAATTCATACCAGCAACTCCACAAGCTCGTGCGGGATCAGGCTGCGAATCTCCTCCACCGCCCGCTCCGTCTCGGGCGACGGCTCGCCGTGCTTCAGGAGCGACCGGCAGCGGTTGCCGATCAGCTCCAAGGCGATGAGGGCATCGCGGCCGGCGAGGCAGTACCGATGCTCGCGGGCGTCGTCAGGGTCGGAGCAATCGAACCGGAGGATGGCTTGCATGACCGCAGCCTACAGGGCGTGGCAATCGGGTCAACGCTCGTCCTGGCTCGCGATCCGGCTGGCCGCCTCGGCGTCGAAGGCGTCAGTCCTCCCCAGGTCGAACCAGTGGGGATAGTGCTTTAGCAGCCGCCTAGCTTCCTCGCGGACTGGCTTCGGCACTCCCTTGATCCCGCCCTCATAGGGGCTGGCGAGACGCAGGAGGAACGCCTGCGTGCGGATGACGGCGCTGGTTCGCTCGCGAGGGAGTGTCATTTTCGTAATTCGCGAATTGCGAACGCCCGGTCGGTTTCGTTGCAGGCAACCTATTTCGCCGTTATTGCCCCGCACGCAATCTGCCCGAAATACCACACCTACGGTGTGTAGCGTCATTCACGCCACGAACAGCGGCATCTTCGCTTTCGACTTGGCGATCCGCTGCTCTGCCAGTTCAATGTATTCGGGATTCAGCTCGCAGCCGATGCCACTGCGGCCCAGCTCTGCGGCGACGGCCAGCGTGGTGCCGCTGCCTGCGAACGGGTCCAGCACCGTGCCGCCCTCGGGACAGCCTGCCTTGATGCACGGCTCAACTAAGTCCGGAGGCATGGTGGCAAAGTGAGCGCCTTTGTACGGCCTTGTCGTGACGGTCCAGACCGATCTCTTGTTTCTCGTCGTCCCTTCCCACGGGACGCTGCCGCACACGCCGTTGCGTGGGCAGTCACGCTCTTTGGCCGACTTCCGCTCCTTATTGCCGCTTCGCTTTAGTACCGCCTTCATGGGGCCATTTGTCTTGCCCGGCACACGGTCGCTACCGTGCTGACCGTCCCACGTCGCCTGCGAAACACGGGCGACACTGGATGCGGAAACAGGCTCGCTTACCGCCTCCGCGTCGTACCAATACCGCTCGCTCTTGGTGAGCAGGAAAACGTATTCGTGCGCCTTCGTGCAGCGGTCCCGCACGCTCTCGGGCATCGGGTTGGGCTTGTGCCAAATGATGTCCTGCCGCAGCCACCAGCCGTCAGCCTGGAGGGCGAAGGCGACACGCCAGGGGATGCCGCAGAGGTCTTTTCCCTTTAGCGTGCTGTGGCTGTAGACGCCTTTTGTTGGGAAAGACGTGCCGTTGTCGCCACCATGAAAGCCGGTCGGATGCGTCGGCCCTCTGCCGGTTCCGAAATAGGAGTCTCCAAGGTTCACCCAGCAAGTCCCGTCATCCCGCAGAACTCGCCGTACCTCGCGGAACACCTCCACCATGCGAGCGACATAGGCTTCCGGCGTTGACTCCAGGCCGATCTGCCCATCGTGGCCGTAGTCACGCAAGCCCCAGTATGGCGGGCTGGTGACGCAGCAGTGGACGCTGGCGTCGGGGAGCGCCCGCAGCCCTTCGATGCAGTCGCCTTGAATGAGGCGGTGAGTTGCCATTCCGCCAACGTATGCGGAGCGTCAACTGGGTCAATGCTTGTTCAGAAGCGCGACCGCGAATGACGCTACTTCAAATCGCCGCACTCTGTGGGTGTAGCGACATCATCGCCGCAACGCACCACCCAGCGACGGAGCTACGCCAGGTGCAAGGGTGCCGCCACCGCTGGGGGCTGCGGCTGGCGAGAGCGTGGGCGATGAGACAGGCGACGGCATCGGCGGATCGGGCGGCAGCAGGGCGACCGCGTCGGCCCAGGGCAGCACTTCGACCGCCTGGGACAGCACCGCTTTGTCCGCAGCCGCCCACATCGCTTCCAGAAGCCCGCCCGGCCCGACTTCAGTGAGAACGTCGGCACACAGCATCAGCCGCCCATCGGTCAGCGTGCGAGGCACAGGGCGGCACTTGTTGCTGCCATGCTCGGCGTGGATTTCCGCGAGCCGCTCGGCCAGTTGGACATCGAACACTAACGCCCACTGGCGGGCGTCGGTGTAACTGATCGGCAGCGTGAGGTCGCCTAGCGTCATGGGATGGCGGCTCCGATAGCGTTGTAAAGGTTGGACACGCGGGTGTCTAGCAGGGCGAGGTCAAGGGATTCGCCGATGGAATAGAAGGCGAGGCGACCGGCAAACAGGGCCGCGGCAGACCCAGCATTATTATCGCCAAACACAAAGACGTTTCCGTTGAAGGGAGTTTCTGACGCGGTTGTGTAAGTAGTGTCGGTGCCGTTGATCCTGGCGCGGCTTGCGTTAGACGCAGAGCGTCGATAAGCAAAAAGGCTGCCGTTCGACGGGTTTCCGGTTGCGGCCGGGCTGAACGCCGCCGAAGACCGGATTCGCACGCTAATAGTCGCAGGTGACGCAATGATTGCGCAACGTGTCGCGCCAGTAAGGTTGAATCCAGCGCCAATCGGGACAGACCCAGTGGATGACGTAGAAACCCACACCGCATGGGACACGCTATTCTGCGGGTCTGCGTTGTTATTCCGATTGCTGTCCAAATACTTGCCGGTTCCGTCGCCTATCAACCCCGTTTTTCGGTTGTAGTCCCCAGAAACAAACGGGCCGTTATTCGTCGGTGCCGCCCCGACCAGCGGAGTCAACGCACCGGAGAGCGTCCTAGCCCCCATGAGGAGGCATGACGCCTTGATGGCCGACCAGATGCCGTCAGTCTTGCAGCCCAAAATGAAGTCGCGGATCGCGTCCTTCACTGCCTGCTCAAGCTGCTGCCCGTCAGCGATTTCGACAGCCGCGATGTAGTTCTGAACGTCGGAGTCGCCAGCGATGGCGGCCGATCTGGGACGCAGCAATCTAGGGGACATTGGCATGGCGCGTCGCTACTGTAGGGATGTAAGGTCGTTAGTTCTGGTCGCGCCCGGCGTCGCTGCCTGTCGCGGTAGTTCTCGGTTGTAGTGCATAGAGCAAGCGGGTCTGCTCATTCACCGCCTGCGAAATCTCACGCTGCGTCTCGCTCAGCGACTTCACAAACGACCGATGCTCCTCGACCAGTGGCAGCAGCACGTCGTGCCGAAGCACCCAGCCCGCAGCCAACGCCACAAGCACCGGGAAGCCCCAGCGTTCCATGATGCTGCCGAGTGTGCCGCCGATTTCTTCCTTGGTCATTTCGTTAGCTCGTACTGCATGACCGTAAGCAACGCCCTGTGTGACAGTCGCTCAAGCCACCATGCCACCAACCACTGTACGACGGCGACCGCAACGGCTTGCAGCAGCAGAACCCAGATGAACCCGTACTCATTCGGGTCTTTGTCGCCCGCAGCCTGATGCTCCCGCTTCACCGCCGTGAGCAACGCATGCACGTACACGTCGCGCTGCTGGTTGTCGCGGCATGCGGCGAGGTAGTCGCCAGACCAGTTCGCAACGGCAAGCTGCAACAGGTCGTTCACCGTGTCGCGGCCGACGAGCCTTTTGCGGATCGGCGGGAGGTCGGCCCAGCATTGGGCTTGGAGGTCGGCGAGCGTCATTTGGGGCACTTCCCGTCTGGGCAGGGCTGGGCCTTCGGCTTCTTGCCGGTGCCCTTGCATACCGGACACGTAAAGACAGAAATGCCATCGCCGCTTCGGACCTTCCCGGCCCCGTCGCAGTTCTCACAAACATCTGACGCCGGTGCAGGTGTCGGCGGCATCTCATGCCGCATCAGAATCACCATGCGAGCCGTCTCGGCTGCGATGTCGGCAGTGATCGAAGGATCTCCGGCAGGGAGTGTTGCCACGCAGCCGCCGGAAACGACTAGGAAACAGACGAGCCAACGCATTACAGAATCCCCGTAAGCCAACCGGACTCTGGCATGAGCGAAGGCTCGAAGCCGCTGAACCCTGAGACGGCATAGCTATCGCCACCACGGCACATCGAGTCGATGACTTCGGCATCAACCCAGCCAGCCGAACGCTGCAACGCCGGCGGAGCCTTCTCGTCAACAGGCCCGTCGTAGCAATCACCCCAGCTATTGGGCACCCTGATGGCAGGCCGATCCCACCGCAAATCGCAGCCCATCATGCAGTGCGCCCAGGTCCCCATCGGGACGAGCCAGCCGCCGCCGAGGTTGGGGTACTCGCGGAACTTCATCGAGAAGCCACGCATCGAACACAGAAACACCGGGTAGCCGTTCGAGATGGCTTTCGCACAGTCATCGAACGACTTCACCAGCGTGACTTCGGCGACCTTGTGCTTTGCAGCGTACGGTTCGAGCTTGTCAGGTAGGCCGTCGCGGCCCAGTGCTGACTCTTCGGTGCCGCTCAGCGGCTTGTCCCACCGCTTGCCGCCGTAGTCCTGGCCGAAGTGCAGCGTGCCGAAATCGCGGATCGCCTTGGCTGCGTGGTAGCCGGTGCTGCCGTCGCCACCGAGGTTGCGGCTCTGGCCCCTCGCCTCGACACGGGAAAGCCCGTAGACGACGCCGGGGATGCACAGCCCGCCCCACACTTCCGGGTCGCGTCGCAGCCAAATGTCGGCGGCTGCTAGACAGTCCACCGTCATCGCGGTTCCCCAGCCGACGCAACTGCCGATTGGCTGCTTGCCACGCTTCCACGACGGCATCGACTTGAGCAGCAGCGCCGACAGGCTTACGTCGTGCTTCGCCGCCTGCAAGCCTGGGCCAGCGTCTGCCAGCGTCGGGTGCGGCAGAGATGCCACGAACTCCGCAGCACCGTACGGATCGGGCTCGTAGCCGAACATCGGGATGAACGCCACGCTTCACCCCTTCCCGAATCCGGCCCATGCCATCGCGCGGGCGAAATCTGCGTACTGCTTTCGGATGTCCTTCGTGACGCTGACTACCGCCAGCCCGATGCCTTGGGCGTACGCTTTCTCCACCGCCGCTTGAAGCTTCTCGTCTCCCGGCGGCTTGCCATGAATCCGCCGCCACGCAATATCGAGAGCAAGGGCGGTGTATGCACGCAGCGAGCGAGTGTCTGTGAACGCGACCTCTTGTGAAACGCCGTCGCCCTCGACCACCAGGGCGGCTTTTGTCCAAGCCTCAGCCCAGACGGCACGGTCAACAGCGTTCAGGTCGGAAAGCTCGGCAGCAACAGGAGCGACAACGGCTTGCATCTCAGCACTCGGCGTCTCGACCTTCACCGACTGCACCGCCGCAGGCAACGCCAGCGACGGCATCGGCACCTTGCCCCACGCTGCCGCGATAATCAGAGCGGCTGCTGCGACCCGTGCGATGAGTCCCGCTTTTTCTTTTCCGGCTTCCAACGCACGGTGCGCGTAGGCTTGGATTTGTGCCCGGTAGGGAGCAGCGAGTAGAGCCGCCGCAGCAAGGACGGCAGCGGCACGAAGTGATTCATCAGTCACGCCCGCATCCCTTCGATTTTTGCGACCGCCCACCGGACGAGCTGCTCGCCCTCTTTGGTTTTGAGCAGGGCCGCGACGTGCTTTACCAACTCGTCGTCCAGGCCGCTGTCGGTCTTGCTTGCCAGCCATTCGCACGCTTCTCCCACCACGACCGCCTTGGCATACGGATCAAACGCCGAGAGGTATCGCTGCCCAAACGTCAGGAGCGGGGCGAAAGAATTGAGCAGCGCGAGCTTCTCCCAGATGGTGAGGTTCGCGCCGTACTGCCCGATCTCGTCGGGCGTCATCTCGAAGCTGGGCATGGGCGTCAGTCCTCCTCTTCGGAGTCTGGCCCATCATCCCCCGCCTCTGGCAGAGGAAAGTTGATCGTGTCGTTTAGGTGGTCATAGACGAGATCCCACAAGTCAGTCGCTTCTTCGGCGGCTTCCTTGAGATCCAGCCGATACGGTTGCTTGAACGACTCCTCACGGCCGGCGATCAACTTTCCGTCGCCCGTGGTCATGTAGACGTAGGCATACTGCCGGCCGACCTCGATCACGATCCGCCGTTCGACGTAGTCGGGCATCTTCACTCGTCACCCATCTGCTCGAACGCGGTCCGGGCCTCGGGCGTCATCTCGATGCGCTGCATCGACACGGTGGACCGCTTCACCACTGCCCGCTCTTCACGGGTCCGCTCGTCCCACCTGGCTTGGATCTCGCGGCACGCCTGGGCGATCTCGCGTGGCGTCGGGTCTCTCTGGCGTTCCGGCTTGAACCGCAGCCGGCGGTCATTCCGCAGCGGCAGCCGCCACACGTCGCGGAGCCGCAGGACCTGGTCTTTGGAAATCGTCCACCGCTCGCACAGTGCCGAGATCGGCATGTGCGTCATCCAATCGGCTCGGAATGTCGCAACGTCAATCGTCGCCGTTATGCCGCGCATTCATCCACCGCATTACAGTTCGCATCGACGGGCACAGGTACAGCCCCTGCCCACCTGTTGCCTTCTCGATGCTTTTGTGAAACGCCACATGTTCGCAATCGTGCACGCCGTCGTACGTGCCTTTCAGGTAGGCATCAGTCCGATAGACCACGAGCCCGCCGAAGGCCGAACACACACGCACCGGCGGCGATCCCACGGGTGGGATCCACTGATGTTTCCACCCGCCGAGGCCAGCGGTGTAGTCGTCCCAGTAGGAGTTCAATCGCAACGCCCAGGCGTCATACTGCGCCCATCCGCTGGTCAGCTTAGGCGTGTTGTCCTCGCCCATGCTCATGGTGGCCGTCTCGAGCAGCGAAACGGCGGCCATGCCGTACGCCCCCTGGAGCTCGACAAGCCAGCCCACGCCATTCAGCAGGCCGGGCACAGAGAAGCCGCCCCAGGCGTCCCAGTCGATCGCTATGACGTAGTCGGCATCAGCTGCACACGCACGTACCCACCGCTGGCAGGCGTCGCGGTACTCGGCCAAAGCGATCGTGCGAGGGCCGGCGAACTCTGCGGAGAATTGCTTCCGCCCGAGGATCTGGTAGTGGAACGTGGCTTCCTTGTGGGCACGGCAGAACTCAGCGAGTACGTTCACCGTGTCATCGTCGCAGTCATTGCTTTCAATGTGCAGCCGCCAATCTTGGCAGCCTTCGGCGACCTGCAGAGCCTGCTCGAGGTTCGCCCGCAGAGGGCCGCCGCAGTTGCGGGCCAGGCCGACGATTGCCACCTTAGAGTTCGCCAGGCGAATGGCACCTTCGTTGGCCTTGGCGATGTAGGAATCACCGAACACCTCCAACGGCTGCAGCAGGTGTGCCGGAATGTCTAGCGTTTCACACAGGGAAGCGTTCTCTGTATCCATCTAAGCCTTTCTTCATGCGGATAGACGCCGCACGGGTGATAGACAAAGTCGCCAGGTTCCCAGTGGCCACCGATCTCGTCGCGTGCGTTCGCTGGCCTATTCCACACGCACGAGTTAAATGACCGCAGCGGGGCCACGGTCACGAGCTCAGCTGGGGTGCACTTTGCATTACCAAGCCACGTTTGCCATCCGCACGCCAGCGACTGCCATAGATCCTTGCTTTCCTCAACGCGCTGCCAGAGAGCCCGCGACTCGTCCGTGTTTCGCGTAACAACGCTGCCGCAGTTAATCAGGTTCCACTCAACGATGCCCTCTTCGCACACCGTGACGTGCGGCCCAAGGCATGGCAGCTCGTGCAGCGGTTGCCGCACGTCTGTGATGATGGCGTCGCAGTCAAGCGTCCAGACAATGTCAAACTCGTCGAGGTAGCCGCACAGGCGGCCCATCCGCGACGCGGCTTCGTCGTACGGTTTATTCTCGACCAGCAACGAATACCCGTGGAGCAAGGCGTACTCTGTTTTGTTCGGGACCGTAACGGCCGCCATGTCCGCGATGCTGGCAGAAACGCTCGTCAGAATCAGCACGTTCACGAGATCCGCACGGTCGTGCGTCCTTCGGTTCCGAAGCTCTTTTCCACGACCAGGCGAGACACCATCGTGTCGTCGCCGATCACGTCCTGCAGGGCATCCAGTACGGCCTTGCCGATGTTGTCCACGTCGGGCCTGGGCAGTCGCGGTGCCGTCGCCTTCACACCAGACTTGTTCAGGTGCGACTTCGGCCGACCAAAGACGGCGTCAATCACCACGTTCAGCGGCTCGCCGGTCTCGCCAAGGCCAGCACCTCGAGCAGCTGCTGCGATCGACTGCCTGTAGGCGTGAACGGGATGCGTCGAAGGCACGTAGGCCCGAGCGAACCCGCCCCGAGTCGAGACTCTGGGCCTCGGCTGCGGGACGGGATCGCCTGGCACCTCAAACGTGAACGCCATCAGCTGGCCCTCGCTGCGAGGTACAGGCCGACATTCGCAAACGCATACCCAAGGTAGGCCAGACCCAGCCCTGCTTTGCCATGCAGGGCCAGGTCGGCCGCGACCACGAGGTAGATGCCGCCCGTCAGGGCGATTAGCCACGGGGCCATGCGTCACCGATACCGGATGACAGCGAACCACATGCGGCGGGCCGGCGAGTAGGCCACGCCCTCTTCGACGATCACCCGCTTCCCGAAGAAACAGCAGTTGCGGCGGGCCGCCTCGGGCGTGCTGCCCATGCCGATCCCTTCGTACTGGTTGCACTGGCTGTGAACCAGCGCCCCACGGCGGGCGATGATCGTGGCATGATCCTGGGCCGTCACGACGGCAGGACCGCGAACCACGACCCGAGTATCAGCGTGAGCCGAGACCGCAGCGAGACAGACAATCAACGCGAGCAGACAACGCATGGCGTGTCCTCCGGGGTGATGAATCCACCCACGGAGGATGCCACGGCTGTCAACTCAGGATGGGCTCCCACTCCTGGCGGATCTTCTCTTCGAAGTGCCGCTCCTTTAGCCGCAACTCTTTGATTCGCTTCTGCACCCACGGGCAGAGATCAAGCGTCTCGAGCGGCTCGGGATCGCCAAAGTCATCCGGGGCCGACTCTGTCTGCGTGCAATTCCGAGACACGTAGGCCCGTGGCGGCAGCTTGTGGAGCCGTGCGAGTTGGTCCAGTTTCTTGTCGCTGATGCGGAGCTCGCGGGCCACCTCGCTTTTCGTCAACTCCGACCTGCCCCACGCTGCAAACAGCTGCAGCGGAGGCACGCTTTTGCGTGGCCCAGGCGGCCGGCGACCTTCGCCGAGCTTCTTCGCCGCACCGTCCACCGTCCGAATCGAGCAGCCGAGCACGCTGGCGATCTCCGCGTTCGGCATGCCCTGTGACCGCAGCTGCCGCAGCCGCTCATAGTCCACCGGTCCTGATTTTCCTGGTTTCATTGGTCACTCCTTCGCCAGGGGCATGATCACGCCACGCACGTCGCCGGCCCGCAGCACGACGGCCGACGTGTGATCCACGGCCTCGACCTCGACGAACGGCTCGTCGGCCGGCAGATGCTTCAGGAAATCCACCACGTACCTCGGGTCGAGTTTGGTGATGCACACCTCGCCCGGCTCGAGGAGTTCGCACTGCACCCGGCTTTCCCCGCTCTCGGCAGACTGGCCGGCCAGCGTGATGCCGTGCTCCGTGAACGTGAAATCCACGCCCTTCGACGCCTCACTGGTCACGATGGCCGCAGCCCTTGTCGCGGAGATCAGAGCCGCAATCTCGACCTTCGCTGCCTTGGCCTGCCGCTCAGGGAAAACGTCGGTCCATCGCGGGAACCGACCGTCCACCAGCCGAGCCGTTACCGATCCTTCGTCCGTGCTCGCCACCATCTCCCGGCCGTTGGTTTCAAGCTGCACGCCGCCTTCGGCGTGGGCAGCCAGGGTGGCGATAGCCAGCATGGCATGGGCCGGCACCAGCGTCTGAGAATCGTTTGTGTCCTGCGGAACCGCAGCACTAAATTCACTCAGCCGGCGGCCGTCAGTGGCCACGAAGTGCACCTTGCCAGTCTTTCGGACCAGCTCGACGCACACAGCCCCAAGGGCATACCGGCTGCTCTCGTTATCGTGGGCGTAGACCACGCTGCGAACGCCACGCACGAACTGGTCGGCCGGCATGCGGCAGATCGGCTTCAGCCCCTCTGGCGTCCATGTGGGGTACTCCAGCGGATCCTCGACCGGCAGACGCCACTGCCCGCTACCAACCTCCACGCGGCAGGCCGAGCCGTCACGCACCAGCGTCACCTCGTCGCCCGTCGCGGCCTCGAGGATAGACCGCAGCCGAGCGTGCGGCAGCAGCAGCGGCTCGTCGGTCCACGGCACGCCAAAGGCGATCTGTAGCTCCAGGTCACTCCCGCGAAGCTCGCCCTGGTGCAGCAGGACGTTCTGGAGAATTGGCTTCGGGCTTTTGTGCGGCACGGCTGCAGCCACGCCCTTCACAGCGTTGAGGAGCGTAAGCCTGTCCAGCGTCACGCCACCAGTTGTCTTTGACCGCTTCCGTGTTGCGGTTGTCATGTGTCGAGTCCTTTCTCGAAAGTGCTATCCCTACCCCAACTCCCAAGGCGAACGTCGCCGCTAGGAGAAGCTCACCCAATGCGATCATGCAAAAATCTTGAATAGTCACAGCCCGGCCTCCGCTCGCTCGAGGTGCAAAGCCTGCCGCTCCAGCCGGGCACAGAGCGACTCAATTACTTCTGCCGACTGCTCATGCAGTATTCGGCTGTCGTCGTCGATGTCGTCTGCCCATGCGTGGATGCGGAGTATCTGCACGAGCATCTTCGGCGGCGGTGCAGGGTGCGGGTTGTCAGTCATTGACCACCTCCACCGGGCGAAGCGTGCGGCTCTGGCCCGGCTCCCACGTCACCCAGCCCTTTCGCTTGAGCGGCCACAAGTGGCACATTGCCGCCGTCACGTTGTGCGGCGATCCGACGAACTCGGCCACCTCCCGAACGCTGACGCAGTAGCCCCGCGTCTCGCGGAACATCCACACGAACTCGTACACCTCTTGCTGACGCTTGGTCAGCGGGCGGCGCTCTACGGCGGTCGCTGTTGCGGTCATAGATCTTCCTCCTTGAGTTTCAATCCAGCCGCAAGCGCGGCGACTTCCTTGGGTCTGCGGTACGGGGCTGGGCGGTAGTCGTCCTTCCACGCCTTTGGCGGCGGCTTGTCGTCTGGCCTGACGCCAGGCGTGCGGTTCGTGCCGCCACGATCCTGCGAACGGGTCAACCACGACACGAGGAATCGCCGCCAGTTGCTCTTGTGAGCCTTGGCGGGGTTGGCCTTCAGCCACGACGTGGCCTTGGCGAGTTCGGCCGCGAGATCGCACGCTGGGTACGCCTGACGCCATTCCTGCCGGTCGGCATCGGTGATCCCTGCCCAGCCTGCGTCAGCAGACCACGAGATGCCGCCTGCGGGCTGCGAGCGTGTCCGCCGCTTCGGCGGCTCGCTCGTAGCTACCGGCGCAGCCGGTATATCTTCTTCTCTTCTCTTCTCTTCTCTTCTCTGCGTTACGGTGACGGCGTTACGTAACGGCGTTACGTCACCGTTACGGTTTTCCCGGTATCGGCGCTGCCTTTCGGCACCAGTCCGATCCTTCGCCGGGGTGTTGTGCTCGCTGAAATTAGGCAGCGAAACGCACTTACCGGCCTGGTCGGGGATGGCCCATCCCACAGAGTGCATGGCGTCGCCAAAACCCGGCACACCGGAGATTTCGTCCAGGTCCTCGAGGTCGCAGCAGGACAGAAGACCGTCTACGGAGTGCTCGTTTGCGCTACTCCACACGCACAGTAACGCCGTTACGGTGACGTGACGTAACGCGTTACGTGACAGCACCTGGTCCGGGCAGCCCGAGAACCCGGTCGTAAGGGCGGCTCCGGCCCGAGGATCGCGGCCGATCGCCTTGGCGATAGCATGCACCTTCGGGTTCGCCAGTAGGGCGGAACGCATTTTGACCCAATCACCTGCCATCCTGGCCTCCTTTCAATTCCGCCCCGCCGCGTCGAAGCGGCTTCGTGCCTATCACGAGGGCGGCGACGATCAGTCGTTTTCGTTGTCTTCTGTCGTCTTGTTGAACACGGCCTGCTTGTTGTCGCCTCGCAGCAGGAAGCACGTGTAGGGTTGAAGTGCAGGCCCAAACACGAACTCGGCTTCCGATCCGGTGACGCGACGGCGAACGCTTCCGCAGCCCTCGTCACGCCCATTGCCACTGATCTTCAGGCCTTTGTCGTTGTGGTCATCGGTTCGTGTGATCGTCCAGGAAGCGTGAACGCCTTCCTTGTCGAGATGAAGGAGCACGCGGTCGCCGATCCTCCACCTCAACGTATCGAGTGTCTCTGCGCTGAAGCGGACGCAAAGCGACATCTTGTCGCCGCCAGCCCCATTGAGAGAAACGTAGAGGTCTCCTCCTACGGAGTTTGCGAGCCCTCCCTTTTTCTGTGCCTGAAACGTCATTGATTCCATCTCTCGTCTCCTTTGCTTTCGTTTCCCTGTCACCAACCTCGGCCGCACGTCAACGAGACGCCGCCATTGCTTTCCATTCACGTTCACCGCGCCCGCTGGCGCTGGTGACGATCCGCCCCGTCTCCACGATCCGCCCGCACTTCGCGAGCTCGTGAATCCGCTTGTTGACCTGGTGGGCGAGCAGCCCACATCGGGCCGCGATGCCACTAGCCCCAGCCGGGCCGTGGCTCAGCGCCTCGAGGATCGCCTGGTGGTGCTCGCCACGGAACGTCTTCGCGTCAGCAGCTGCGGCCTTGCTCGTCACCGGGTTGGTGCGGCGAAAGAGCGGCAGCGCGTCAAGCGTTTCTGCGTAGTAGTCAGACACTTCAACCTCCGTGTATTGGCCCCGTCTCGTGGGGCATCCGGTCGAGTCTCAGCGATGGAGGCTTGCTTCTCTCGACTTCCGGCGTTGATCCGCACTGGGCCGGCGTTACGGGCAGCTGCGGCTCCGATGAAAGCCGCTGCGGCAACTGCGTGCCGGTCGCAAAGTTCCTACCGTCCGAGTCGTTCGAGTCGCGTAATCCGATCCTCTTCTCGCTGGATCGCCTCGCGGTCGGCCCGCGAGGTGTAGATGCCAACGTCCACAATCCACGGCGACGGCGGCGGCTGGTCTAAGACCTTGCCGATGTCCGTCTCGCACACGATCGGCTCGGCCTTGATCTCAGCCGCCAGGTCGTCGAGTCGCTTCCACTCTCGACGCTGCACCGCCATCCGGTCTTCATCCGGCTCGAGGTCGTCGTGACTCATGCTCGGGCCTCCGCTTCGATCTCAGCGGCGTCGAAATGCTCAACGTCGGAGTCCTCGGCATCGACGTGCGTGATGCGAGAAAGCTGCTGACGGGCCTGCTGCACGTTCACGGCCACATTCACGCTGGGCCGCATGCGGTCGGCCTCGTCGGGATCGACAATCCCCGAGAAGCCGAAGGCATAACGGATCGCCTGGATGGCGGCCTTGTGCCGCAGCATGCGGGCGGGCCACTTCTTCCACGGATCTGTGCCCTGCCGACACTCGGCGAGGTACTCAGTGACCTCGACCGGGTGGCTGCGGTCCTTGCGGTGCACCTGGGCCGTGATGGCCACCAGCTGCCCATCGTCGCTGAGGCGGTCCACAAACGTGATGCCGTCGTAGGCCGTGTGGTTGTTCGCCATCGTCATCCAGCCGTCGATGCCGACGATTGGCTGGATGCCGCCGCCCTTCTTAGGAAATGCATAGATCTCCTTCGTCACGGGGTTCAGCTGGTACTCGTTGGCCACCAAGAGGAAGGCAGCAAACTCCTCCCTGGTCGCCTTGTCGCACCCGCAGGTGGCCCGCACCGTCGCCTCAAAGGCAGCGGGCTCCATGCCGAACCTGGTCGCCATCGACAGCAGGATGCTCTTGCGGTCCTGCGTGTTTGCAATCGTCGTCGTCATCTCGCTTCCCTTTCGTTGCGTGATATGTGAAAGCCGGTTTCCCCTTCCTGGGTGGCCGGCACGGTCCCTTCCTGGGCAATCCCGGTTCCACCGGGCTCCTGTGTTGTCAGAACGGCACGGCCTGCTCAGCCGAGACCGCGTAGTGCAGCGAGCCACGGTCCGGCACATGCCGCCGAACGTGGTAGGTGTCCTCGGCGAGCACCTCGACCACCACGCCTTTGAGCGTCTCGCCCTTCTCCAGCCAGGCGATCCGGTCTCCCACGGCGTACGTGGTGACGAGGCGGCCATCTCGGATCTGCGGCCGGCCGCCGTAGGTCTCTGCCATGCAGGCGATCGCTCCGAGGTACTCGGCGTCGCCTGGGTGTCGGGTGGTCAGGTCGTTCATCAGCGGGGTCTCCCTTTTGGTTGGGGCGTGTTGTACACGCGTGCAGTATCGGGGCAAGGTGCTGAAAAAATTGCGTACAGTCCGAACGAAACAAAGCTTTTCAAATGGATTGGTTGTGTAGTTACCTGCACAACGCAGACAAAAAAGAGATTGAGATCGAGACGAGGTCGGCAACGGCCCTCGGCATCGGACCGTCCGTGCCAAGTTCCTGCCCGAGACGAAC